ATTGTAGCGTCAGTGTAGCGAACTTTTTCAACCGTAGTGGTCCTTGTCAAACGTTCTTGACCTTTTTAAAAAACACGTCAAATGCACTAACCGAAATTGAACCCTCAGCAAGACGTAAAAAGAAACAAAAAAACAATCGGTTAGGTACGACAAGGCAGGAACAAACTGGCTCCCCGGGCTGGACTCGAACCAGCGACATATGGATTAACAGTCGAGTTCCCATTCCGTAACATCAGGCACTTACGACACGGGGTGTAGCAACTTTTCTTGTTAAACCCGCTTGCCCCCTTGCAACGTACAACGGTTCGCGTTTCTGGTACCAGTCAACTAACTTCTCGACGCAATCCAGAAGGTGCTGGGTTTCCGCTGCGCTGTAGCCAGTAGTGATGTCCATGTTCTTGTGGCCCATCAGGTCTTTCCGGTCTTCCAGACCTACCCCCTGAGTCCGCAGGCGAGTGGAGAAGGAGTGTCTGAGGTCATGTATTCTCAGACCGCTCCTGCCACGCGCTGTACGGCCTTTTGAGCGGCATTCTGACAAACCTGCGGCATCCACTGCTCTGATCCAAGAGGACGTGTACAGGGTGCTGTAGGGCTTCCTGTAGCGTCCAGTGGCGTAAGTGAACACATATTCCTCATGCTCACCCAACTTGCGCTCAACGATCTCGCGCGCCATCGAGTTCAGAACAACCCTGTGGGGTCGATCCTTCACCTTTAGTCCGAAGTAGTTCTCAGGAATATCAAAGCAGAGAATGTCTTCGTCGGGGTAGTGGATCAGAAAGTCCCACTTCAAATTGCACACCGTCGCATTCCGCAGCCCAGTATGAAGGGTGAAGAGAACAGCAAACTTGAGGTCAGCGTTCAGGCTCTTCAGAAGCGCCTTCTCCTGACCCTGCGTCAGGGGAAACCCCTTGACCGGGTTGGTAGGTAGCAACTGAATATACGGCTTACGCGCCAACATGGGTGCTTTGTTCTCGTCCTTCCACTTACTGTGCGCAGCATTCAGAATCGCGATAATCACTTTCAGGTGGTGGTTGATGGTCCCGGGGGCGTTGCCCTTGGCCTGACAATCTGCGACCAACTGCTTCACCTTTTCATGGTCACCATCGACTAGCCTCAGAGGAACATCCTTGAGGTAATCGAGCAAGTGATCCACCCGCCGACAATCTTCCCACCACGACTTCCGCTCTCTCCGTTCATCCAAATACCGCTTGGCTGCATCATCAAACACCCAGTGACGGCTTTTGCCGTGGATCAGATCATAAGCAGCGTTCTCTTCCAACTTTCTGAGAATCGCCTGTGCAATTTTCTTGTTCGTTGTTCCCGTGGAGCAAGAAATTACAGTCTTACGCTCTGCGCCAATAGCCGCCTCTCGTGGCACACTCACTGTTTTGTTCGCATGCCAGTACTTACCTCGCTTAAATAAACCATCCATCTTTATCTCCGGTTCATTCTCGCCAAGGGTTCGGTTGCCATTTTATCCACCACACTATCGAGATCAACCTTTTTGTAATACAAGCGTCTGCCAAATTTGTGCGTAGGCACAAGTTGTTTCAGGTAACGCTCCCATGTGTGTTTGGATACGCCCAAATACTTTCTTGCGTCAGCCTGAGTCATCAGTAGAGGCTTCTCGGAGGCGGGTACTGGGAGGGCGCTAACAATTGAGTAAAGGTTTCCGTCGCCCTGCCTAGAAAGGGATGTCATCATCAACTCCCCCCTGCTGAGGCACATCGTTTTCTCGCGGCTGCTTCGCAGCGATACTCAGTGACAACCGCTTGTCACCAGCCTTTGTTTGGTCTACCCAGATGGATAGCCATACCTGCGCCTGCCCAGAGCCTAGCCCGAGCCCCGCGAGGTCAATCAATCCATCGCCACGCCAAGAGGGATCAGTATCCTTCTGTTTATTCTGGTTCTTCAACAGAGAACCCCGGTTAGGTTTATGCTCGTATGCCATCGTGTGCGCCCTCATAAAATAGTGTTGTTGTTGGTTCCACCGGGATGACTCGTCTGGGTCTCACCTGTGGCGGCTTCTTCTTACTGAGAACAAATTCCCAGAATTCCTCTAGCAGCGGAAACAAACATGCCCAGTATTCGGGCGAATACTCCACTATCCAGATTCTTTGTTCGAGCGGTGTCCATGACTGGTACACACACTTAACTTCTTCGGCACAAGCAAGTTGCACCTGTATTTGTGCCATGTGTTGCGGAGAGATTCCGGCATATGGTTCTGTGTCGCGGCATTTAATTTCGTGCAGCCCCAGTCCAATAAACTTCCCATCAGGACTAGCGCCCAGCCAATCGTGATCAGGATGAATGTAAATACCAACATCGTGACTGAGAGAACCAATTGCAATTTCCCCGTCATGTTTCGCATCTTGTTCATGGTCTGTCCCGAATTGCATGAAACTGGTAACTTCTTTTTTCTTACCCATGTACTCTTCCCAGCATTTGTTTCGGGAGGAGTAAGAGCCCTTGAGCCCTGCTGCGGAGGCAGCGACTGAAGCGCTGAGAAGCGGGGCTCGGTATTCGAGCCACAAGTCGGTGCCTTGGACAACATCAATGTACGCCACGGGCGATTGCCTTCAAGTTGACCTTGTCCGCCGGGATGATGGCGGCCTTCTGCTTATCAGATAACTTCTCATAAGCCTTGGTCAGAGACTCGGGCCCCTTCGCAGCAGCCTTGGTGAGGCTGTTCAAAACGGACTTCGGAGTTTCCGGCAGGGGCTCATCTTTCTTGACCGCAGCCTTATCCGGCTTCTTGTGCGCGGCATCGTTGTCTTCTCCCTGAGCCATGGCCCAGAGAGAAAGCGCTTGGTACCTGCGGATGTAACTCAGGGCAGCACCACTGGACTGATACAGGTTCATCCCCTTCAACTGCTCAACTGGCATTGCGAACCTCGTGGATATCCATTGACCAGAGGTGTGGGTAAGCAAAGTTGTTACCCCGAGTTGCGAAACCGAGGGAGACCAAGGGCTTTGCAGCATGTACAGGCCATGCTGCGCGCATGCCGCCCTGATAACAGGAAGCACTTCATCTAACGGCGCGTATTTGTAGCCGTAGCCCTGAGTAGTCTTGTTAACGTCCTCAATATCCGTAAGAGCGGCATTCATCGCTGTTGCGATCTCATCGATTTGGGCGGACATGGTCATCCCCGATTCACCGGGAAGTAACCCGTGTTCTTCCGAGTTGTTCATAGGTTCCCCTTCCGTCTGTTCGCTTGTTCCGTTCTCCATACCTCAACTATTCCTTTCTCTGTGTCGCGTTTGTTTTGCATCGTTTCAGAATCAACGATTGCTTCTTGTAAGTCCTTCTCGTACTTCCGCCATTGGTCAGTGGTGACAGACTTCGCTTCGCGTTCCGCAACGGTTCCTGATGCGTCGAGGAAGCCGTAGGCTTTCACTGTCTTGTCATGCTTCTTCATTACTTCGGCTTTTGCTTTTGCTTTCGCTGCTTCGGTATCGGTCATGGCTAGGTATTGAAGTGCTTTGGTTACTCTGTCTTCGTCAATCAAGGCCGTCGTCCTCCCGCGAATTCGCGCAGTCGTTAAAGAATTCGCAAAGAGCACGCTCCTCAACAGTCATTTCGGACATTCCTAGAAAGCGCTTGAGGATGGGGTAAACGAGGTCCGTGATTTCGTCCGGGTTCTCCATGATCAGCATCGTGATCATCAGCCTGTTTAACAGTGCTTCCGGCGTCGCTAGACGAAAGTCCGTATTGCCTTCTCCATCGTGTTGATCAGCCATAGTGCCTGCTCCTCGCGATAGCGATAAGGGTGTTGGTGAAAGTAGATGTGACAAGTGACGTGCATCGGCATCGCATATGAATCGGATGCTTTGCTGCCCGTAGCGCCAAGGTTGAGACCGGGCACCGAGATTGCGTGGTGCGCTATTAATTGATTCCCTTCCCACCCCTCGTGTCCACACAGGACGCATCGCTGTCCATCCGAAACGATCCATTGCAGATAACGCTTCGCTTTCCATCTTTTTTGTTTCTCTAACAAGCGCTAATCCCCTCGGAAGGGGAGGACTCCCGAGGGGACGCTTGAGGGTTTTGTTGCTGTCGTCACGGGTGATTGGCAATGTTCGAGCCCGGGCCATCGGCCCCCCGCCGCCCAGCAAAACGGCACCCACCGGACCGCACTTCCGATCAGGCTCGGTAGACACACTGGGGGTGAGAACATGTCAAAAGTATAGAAGAAGAGCCAATAAGGGTCAAGCGTACTAACGTTTTTAATGTCTGCCGAATGTCAACGGGAGTTGACAGGTTAATTCCACTATCACATCGAGCGACAGGCGCTTGTACTCCACGGTGTTAGTGTGCTAACGTTCTCTCATTGGTTGCCCTTAACCATAGCCCCCCGATTGCTTGGGTTGAAAAAGGGAGTGCCGGACTAGGGCTGGGAAGAAGAAAACCCAGTTTCAGCAAGCGCTAGGCGCTTGTCCGCGTGGCCCTTCGCGCAAATCCGGGCGGTACCTGTTGGTCGTGTCAGCCGCCAAAGGTTGGTTATCCGATAGCACACGACCCGGCGAAAGCCGCAGGGTAAAGGGATATGGAAAAACATGAAAGACACAGAAGAACTCAACGACCTGTTTGACAAGAAGTTCTGGGCAGCATGGCCCAAGGGCGAGAAGCGGGCCAAGAAGACCTGCATCGATTCGTGGGTAAAGATATTCAAGAAAGACCCGGGCATCCCCTACGACGAGTGGGAGCAGTTTGCCGATGTCATCGTGGCTGGCCTAGAGCGTCAGGTAGTGTATCGAAAGCGGGTGGTCAAGATGTTCCCCAACCCACAGGACCGAAAGAATGCCGGGGTATTCCTGCCCAGCATGCCCATGCCCAGCACTTGGCTAAACCAAGGCAGATGGGCGGACGAGGTTCCTGACCTGCCAAACGATGGCAGCCAGCCAGTGGATAAAACCAAGTGCCGAGACTGCTCATCACCAGCGACAAACTTTGTGGAAGGCGTTGGCTTGTGCGCGTGGCACCACACGAGACAGTTTGATCGGCCATGGCTCAGGGTCTTGGCTAATCAACTCAAAAAAATGGGCCTTGACCGTAAGCCCGGAGAGACCAAAGAAGCATGGTGCGACAGGTGCCGTGACTACGCAGTCACTGAGAAGGGATGGAAGTCAAGTTAACCTTCAGTGAGTCGGTGATGTCGTGCCTAGTTGGTGCGATGCGTCACTTTGAAGCGATCTACCGAGGCCGCGAAGCGCGCTTCCCTGAAAGATATCCTGACCAACTCCTGTTACACCACATCCATGGTGCTGCTGCTGAGTGCGCATTCTCAAAGTTCACCGATCAATATTGGGGTGGCCATGTCAACCGCTTCCATAAACCCGATGTCGGAGAAGTTGAGGTGAGGTTCAGTAATGGGGGGTCTTTAAAGGTTCGCCCAGATGACGATTGCTGGGTGGCCCTGATTAGTGGTGGGTTTCCCCGGTTCACTTTCTGCGGCGCAATCCATGCGGGCGATGCTAAACGTAGTGAATGGCTCAAAGACCCGGGTGGTTGGGGGGCTCCTGCGTACTTTGTTCCAGAGTCGGAATTGCAAAAGAAGGTGCCAGATGAAGAAGCGTGACTTGCTGGGTTATGAAGAGGGGGAACAGGAACCGCCTGTCGAACTTATTCCCTTCAGCAGTAAACGCGCCAAGTGGGAGTGGATGAAGGACCGGGGTTTGTCTGAAGTATTTCTGGAAATTAAAGAAGTTTTTGGAACAACAGAGGAGCCAATAATTACACGAAGGAAGACATAAGCAGCGCGACTGTTACTGACTGCTTAGTCGCATTGGCTTGGTCGCCATTCACGTCCCCGGGCTTCGGCCCGGGTATTTTTCAATATGAAAAGATGCGCCTATTGTGGAGAACGAAAAGAGTTCTCCGAGTTCCCCAAGCAACCATCCGGTGCTAAGAAGCGCACGAAGGACGGCTATGGGTCCAAGTGCTTCCCGTGTGTGGATCAAGCGCGTACAGAGCGGGAGCAGTTTTTGGCGCTTCGCAAGTATCTATACGACAGCGTTTACGTCCAAGGGCTGGATAACTGCCCCTGTGATTATCGGGAAGTTAGATGCGGGTGGTGGAAGTACTGCGCGAAGAATGAAGTGGACTGCGAAAACTTCCGAGTCTGGTCCACCACGGGCAAGCGCAATCAGAACGAACGGCTCCCCGATAAAGACTTCCACGGTAGGGCGGTGAACGTAGAACTGTGAGCAAGTTAGAGGAAGAACTTCTGGAAAAGATTATTGAGGGGGGGCTGCCTCAGCCCGCCCGTGAGTACCGCTTCCATCCTGTCAGGAGGTGGCGGATCGACTTCTTCTGGGAACAGGAGAGGGTTGGCTGTGAGGTGGAAGGCGGGGTCTTCGTGCGGGGCCGTCACACCAGAGGCGCAGGCCAGCAAGCCGACATAGAGAAATACAACGAGATCGTCTTGGCGGATATCCGCCTCATAAGGGCGACGAACAAGCACATCCGCAATGGGTGGGCAATTGAGTGGTTGAGGAAGGCGTTATGTTTGTCAGCGGGTACGAGGCCATCGGATGGGCCATCAGGAGATTAAGAACACCAATCTACCAGTCACCGTCGATATGGCGGATGGCACGGAAGACAGGCTACAGGGATTCAATGCCCGGGATGACGCCATGGGACAAGGTTGCCGAGGCTGCCCTGATCATGCGGATCATTGATAGGCAATGCCGCCCACATCAGCGGGCTGCCATCATGGCCTACTTCACAGGAGGTGCTTCCCCCGAGACAGGGGGCCTCATTGAGTGGGTGGCCAGAGACATGGATAAGGACCGCTGGTTCGTTCTCGAGGTTACGCTCAACTGGGCCAAGGGCACACCGACCAAGCACTCTCAGAGATGGTGGGCGAGGAAGTACGGGGTAGGGCAATCGTCTGTGCAGCGGTGGTCCGAGGGCGTGAAGAAGCACCTTGAAAACTCGTTCTCCACAGCGGTCATGGTGACCGAGGAAGCGCTGATTGAATCGGGCCATGTTGAGCGCAAGTAGCGGGTCAATATACCCCCCTAAATGGTAAAATAATAATAAGGGAAAGCAATGATCATTGTTATTGGTGATGCGATCCTAGATCGCTACCACTACGGCGAAGTACCTCGTCTCTCTCCTGAAGCGCCTGTCCCTGTCTTCAACAAAAAAACAACCATCGACGTAGGCGGAGGCGCTTGCAACGTCGCTAAAAACGTCTGGGCTCTTGGCGGAATGCCAAGGCTATTCGGCGTTGTTGGTCAGGATAAATATGCAACGGCCCTCGTGTCAGCGCTCAAGGCGTTTGACGACTCCCTGCCGTTCCACCTGCAACAGGTCCGAATCCAGACCACGGTGAAGAGCAGGTATATCGCTGGATCACAGCACCTACTGCGAGTCGATTCCGAGACCAAGTGCGGTAAGGAAAAAGTTCAGGCCGTGATTGATCACTACGGCGAGACGCTGCCCCACGCTGAGTGCGTGATCTTCAGTGATTATGGCAAGCACTTCTCAGAATCCGCTGCCGATATCATCGGGATGGCGAACGAACTTAAAGTGCCCATTCTGGTTGACCCCAAGAGCCCCGACTGGACTGCCTACGCTGGGGCCGATCTGATCAAGCCCAATCTGGCAGAACTGCATGCAGCAGGCGGGAATATTTCTGCTCTCCTGAAGAAGTTCAGGATAAAGCAGATGCTGCTCACCGAGGGTGAGCGGGGCATGACTCTCTGGGGCAAGTCCAAGCAGCCCCTGAAGGTTCAGGCGGACGCCCAACAGGTGATCGACGTCACTGGGGCGGGGGACACCAGCATCGCTGCTTGGGCCGTAGGGAAGAGTGAAGCGTTAGGTGATATGGATTGTTTGGATTTTGCAAATGCGGCGGCGGGGGTTGTTTGCCGCAAGATGGGCACAGCAGTATGCTGGCGGGATGAAGTGGAATAGCCCCGCCGAAGCGGGGCTATGGAGTCGCGGAAACAAAAACGTGTGACCTTTATAAGAAGAACTGCCTATTCTTTGCATATTTAACGGTCATTAATTCTTGACCTCTTGATGAAGTAAATCTAGGTTTTCCTTTACCAGATTTAATTACCTTTCCACCTTGAACTAAAACCCAATAATCATCAGGCAA